AGCTAGTGCTGCTGCTATTACTGTCAACAATACTGATGGAACGTGTACTGCCAATATTACTAATAAACCTAATCGTAATTTAATAATTAACGGAGGAATGACTATAGCCCAACGTGGTACGTCATCTACAACTAATGGTTACGGAAGTGTTGATAGATTTTCAAGTGGATATGGAGGTACAGATGAAGCACCTACACAGGCACAAGTTGATGTAGCAAGTGGAACTACACCTTACACTTTAGGATTTAGAAAAGCATTAAAAATTACTAACGGAAATCAAACATCAGGTGTTGGAGGAACAGATATAGTTTTTATAAAACAAAATATAGAAGCACAAAATGTTGCACAGTCTGGGTGGAATTATAATTCGTCATCTAGTTATATTACATTATCTTTTTGGGTAAAATCTAGTGTTGCACAGGTTTTTTCTGGTAACTTAAGAACTTCTGATGGAACTACTTATGTTTATAAATACGACACCCCTAGTTTATCGGCTGATACTTGGACAAAAGTAACTAAAACAATATCTGGAAATTCTGGTTTAACTTTTGATAATGATAATGGTACAGGATTGGTATTTCATATCTATCCATTTATAGGGACAGATTACACGACCTCGAACTCTGACACAGAAACTTGGCTAACAGCTTCAAGTGCCAATTTTGCAAATGATATGACATCTACATGGTGGACAACAAATGATGCAACTTTAGAAATCACAGGGATTCAATTAGAAGTTTCAGATCATGCGACCTCGTTTGAGCATAGGTCATTCGGTCAGGAGCTTGCTTTATGTCAGAGGTATTACTATGACCACGCTAATGGTAGCCGTGCGGCTGCTGAATATATAGGCGTAGGCTATGGGTGGTTAAGTTCTCAACTAGAACATATAGTTCGTTTTCCTGTTCCAATGAGATCAGCTCCATCTTTGGTTAACAGTACAGGAACAAACTATTATCAATTTAGAAATGAAAACCAAGAAATATATTTAAGCGATATGGATATTGATAATGCGACCACACATACAGCACTTCTTTATAAGTCTTCAATATCAGGAGCTACAGAGGGAAGAGCTTACAGATTTCAGTTAGGCAACTCTTCTGCATATTTACATTTCAACGCAGAACTTTAAACTATGGCATACCCAACAGATCCAATTTATAAATTAGTAAAAAACTCCGAAGGTAAAATTAATGCTGCAAAGAAACAAACAGGAAACCAAATTACTGTTTTTCCATTTGTAGAAGGCAATACCGATTATGATACATACCTTTTATGGGTAGCAGAGGGAAACACAGCCGAAGCTGCTGATTAATTAACCTTTTCTTGCATTTGTCTTGTCATTATCCCCATAGTGACGTAGAGAGGGGATAGACCTATAATTAGCAGTAATGTAGCGAATGTCATAACTGACATAGCTCTAATAATTGCAAATTTTATCATGTTTCAAAAAATTGCTAATGTTTTGAGTATTGTCTCATTTGTAATGGTAACTTCTGTTATTGGTGGAGGGTACTTTGGATATAAATATGTAACATCAGAACAGTTTCAAACAAAGATGATGAACAAAGTTCTTAGTGGTGTTCAAGGCATGATGCCTAAAGTATTAGATAATGCTTTGCCAAAAACAACAGGACAATCCATTCCTTTCCCTAAGAAATGAATTGTTGGCACTGTAAAACTGAATTGATTTGGGGTGGAGATCATAGTATGGATGAAGAAGATTATCCTTGTTCTTCGCAGGAATATAGTATGGTAACTAATCTTTCTTGTCCTAAATGTTACTCTCATGTAGAAGTTTATCTTCCTAGAAATGCCTTCGATTGAAATACCTGATATTCAAATTCGAGAGATATATATTCCAGACGTTCCAGAAATCTATAGTCAGTATTATATTGATATACCTAATCCCAATGATATAGATGTCCCTGGTTGTACTTATCAGCATCGTGATATAAAAAATACTGGTAATCGTAATTTGTTATTAGATGACCCTAATGGAGTATATACAACGTGTGATTTTGCATTTCCTAGTTTTATTCCTCTTGACTATACACCTGAGAATCTTGTCATTACAGAAGAAGTGCCTGTTAATAATGAAACCCCACCCTTACCAGAAACAAAGCAATCAAAGATACCAGAGTTACCGAAAGATAAGGATATTGAACTAGAACCCTGTCCTGGTAAAAAAGATCAAAGGGTGGGAGATTTTCGTAACGAAAAACGATTGGAACGTGTCACAGGTCATAAAAGAGGGGAAGATGGGATTGAATGTATAACTCTCTATGAAAGTGTTCCGTTTAAAGATCAATACATTCC